TGCGCCCCCCGCTCTTCGCGGTGTTAATCGACTCCGCGGAACTCTTGGAGTATGGAACTTATGTCTAGGACTATCCACTACACCGCCGACGGGGCAGAATTGAATGTTCGTACGGGACAGGTGACAAATCATCCTGCCGCGTTATTGAACTTCACAATGTCCCGTTCGGATGTGGTGAAAACTCCTGAACATAAGCTGTGGCTTCGGGATAAGTCAGTTTGGCTTCCCCCGACTCCTTATGAGTACTATAAAACTACTCAGAGGAGATATCCAGGTTATCACAAAGCGCCGTCTGCTGGGATAGAACGTACGGGTATCTTTACAGATCTCGTAGGTATACCTCAACAGATATTTGCTTATACTGTTGACCTGGAAGCAAAAGCCGCATTCAACGTTCGATCAGCCATCAAGAATAACCACGTACAGTGGGGAGCAGCGATAGGAGAGATGCAGCAGACTATCAATCTGATTGCATCATCCGCAAAATCGCTAGCTACTGCTGTTAAGCGTGCTAAACATGGTGACTGGCGTGGCGCTGCAGGTGAATTGGGTCTTCCGTGGACGGCGGCTCTCAAAAAGAGGATTGAAAAGCCTCGTAAGAGATATCGCCCCCGTGGTCGTACTCCACCACCTGCTGAACAGCGTCTCGCGAATCGTTGGTTGGAACTCCAGTATGGATGGAAACCTTTGTTAAGTGATATTGATGGGGCAGCCCATGAGTTAGCTGACAAGGCTACGTCCAACCCGTCTCGTCTTCGTTTCCGAGCGACGGCAGGTGCGTCTAACCGGTTACCCAAAATTACTGCCAAGAGCACAGTCACAAACTCTTACGAGTCTACGACTACTCAACAGCAGAATACTGGTGTCTCCGGGGTCAGGTTCACGATATGGTGGCAGGCGGTCAATAGAGCTCTGGTAACAGCAGCTTCTACGGGCATGCTTGACATCGCGTCCACAACCTGGGAGTTAATTCCCTGGTCCTTCGTAGCCGATTGGGTAGCACCCATAGGTAAAACGTTGGACTCCCTCACTGCACTTGCAGGTAAGGAGTTCATTTCTGGGACTAGATCGACGTACAATAGACAAGAGTCTCAATGCGTGTTCATTGTTAACTGGACTACGCTCGGTACAGTAGTATCGTGCCGTTCGTCGCTCAGTATGAGGGAGGGTGGTCGGTATGTCCTCGCGGACTTTCCCGGCGTACCTCCTATTAAACTCAAGAACCCGCTATCGGTTGAACACGCTCTGAATGCACTAGCGTTGCTAACGCAAAATGCACGGAGTTTCTATCACTAACCAAGGACTACAAAATGCCTACTTTGGCGAATCTCGTCCTGGCCGATGGCCAGGCTTCTCCTGCGAACGTTACGTTCGCTCCCAACGCGAATAGCAACAACGTCTGGAACTATGACGATGGTGGTGACCCGGCGAGTGCACAACGCACTCTTACCTTGTCTCTCACTCTCGCCAAGAAGAAGACGGATTTCACTGTTGCTACCGCGGTGTTTCGCGTACCGTACGTGGACTCCACTACCGGTACACTGTTGTGGTATGACCAGGGTAAAGCCGAGTATCGCTTCGGTTATGGCAGTCTTCTCGCGAAGCGCAAAGATCTCTTTGCCTTCGTGAAGAACCTCCATGCCAATGCGGACTTCGGCTCGCTGGTCAAGGATCGTCAGGGCATGCTGTGAAGCCTGCCATGTCGATATCCCTCGTGGCCATCTTTCTTTTGGCCACGATAACATTCGTGTCTCTTCTAATAGGAGCTAGAGCAAATGAACGACCAATCAACAGTGGGTGTGTACCTTCCGTTCCAAGTGTTTACATTTGGGGCGATGCTTCAGTACCGCGTGCGATCAGAGAACCCCAGGGCGGATCTTGCTCTTCCCGAGCCGGATACTGCACTGGAGTTTTCCCCTCTCCAATTGTGGAGGGGGCTGATCCACGAGGTAATGAGCGCGTACCGGAGCTATCCAGCGACTGAGCAACAACTTGATGCTGGCTGGGCTGCAGGTTGCAGCTACAGCTCAACACGAGTTATGGCTCTAACGCTAGACATCTACCAGGAAATAAAAGACTGGCTCGACGCCGATTTGGTGTCTGAGTCAGAATTTGAATGCCTGGTAGGATGGCTTCAGTACGAGTACGATAAAGTCGAAGGCAAGTACCCTATCCCCTATGAATTACTTGGGGATGGAGAATAGATGCATGCGACTCTCTCGTGCCAGAAAGGATATGCACAGGCGAGAGCTTTACAAGCTCTCAGGTAGACGTGGAGCCGATCGTTCTCTGGAAGTATACGGCCTGCTGTGCAATTTATCGCACAGCGGTTTCGTCGACGACCGTTTGAGAGACGCCATAGCGTCGAGGGATTGGGACTATCTGATTCGTGTAGAACCGCCTAAGGCTCAGAATTACCATAATTCTGTCAGCTTTGGGATCGATTACATGCTTTCGGAAGTCCTATCTAAAATGTCACCCAGTAACACGGGTGCCAACCCCGGCGATCTTGTTCGTGTTGCGATGGACAAGTTCACTATGGCGGAGGATCAGTGCCGTGACGCAAACCACAGGTTACTACAGGAATTTCGTCTACTCGGTTCTGCCGAGCTGGATCCGGTTGTTAGCCGGGCTCAGAGAAAGATAGCGAAGGTTCTTGGAAGGTTTTCCTGGGATGAGTGTGCACGGTACTTCAAACACGGAACGGGTGCTACTACGCGCCTCACCCGACGTTTTGGGGACGCATACTATAAGTTCCGGGACACACCGGACTCTACCAAAGAAAGCGAGACTCTTTCAAAGATAGCAATATCTTTGATTAAGCCCTGGCAAAGGGCGGAGCCAGCTAAATGCTGGTCTGACGTCGATGTAAATATCGTCGTTGGGAATCGCATCACCACCGTCCCTAAGACCGCTAAGACGGACCGTGTGATTGCCAAGGAACCTTGCATGAATATGTATCTTCAGCAAGGTATTGGTAAAGTCATACGATCTCGTCTTCGCTACGCAGGGCTTAATCTGAATGATCAGAGAATAAATCAGTTGCTTTCACAGGAGGGTTCGAAAACCGGCTTACTTGCCACTATCGACCTTTCAAATGCTAGCGACACGATCTCTACTGAAACAGTCAGATTGCTCCTGCCTCCGGAGTGGTACGAACCTTTAAATCAGGTTCGCAGCCACTATGGGGTCAGTTCTAATGGGAGCGTTTTACGCTACCAAAAGTTCTCCACTATGGGCAACGGCTTCACGTTCGAGTTAGAGAGCCTTATATTCTGGGCTCTCTGTTCTGCGTGCGTCGATATACATGGTGGAAGGGACAAGCGGATAGGCGTTTATGGCGACGATTTAATAGTCGACTCAGATGTCTACGAGTCCTTAACGTATACTCTCATGCGGTTTGGCTTTACAACCAACCCAAAGAAGAGCTACGCGACAGGTCCGTTCCGGGAGTCGTGCGGTAAGCACTGGTTCCTGGGCCGCGATGTGACGCCCTTCTACATCCGCGAGGGTGTGGAAGATATCACGCG